TGAAGACTTAAGCCTAAGGAACTGTTTATAAACATCCATTAGTCGATGTTCTTTTTAAAAATCATGAAGCGGACTTTGGATGGTATAAGTGTTTTAATTCTGTAATAGTTTTTAATTAAGGAGACGGACACTTTTTGAAGAGGATTACTATACCCAAATATAATATATAACCAGGAAGCTCTGTTTAGTATGACTATTTATATTAAATGATGTAAAATTTGGGTAATAAAGTGGGGGATTTATAATGTACTGCTGCAAACATGGCTTATTATAGTAGAAAATCTAGGAATTTACCAGTTAAAAATACTATGGGAAAATATGCACAAGATCATTAACTGGACTTTAAAATTTGGATTAGTTTGAACGGAAGTAAATCTTATGAATAATCGAAAATAGGCGTAATGAAGACCTGGCCTTTATTTTCGAAGTACCAATCGAAAACTTATAGTTATAATCCTATTGATATACCAGTGACTTGGTATGAGAGATTCTGTCATTTGTTAAGTTAATATAAGGTAACTTTCTTTACCCATTCTTTTATTAATGTCAGAAGAGAAATTTAAGTTTAAGAATTATAACATGATGCTGTATTTTTTGGGAAAATCTCCCCTATTATTAAATTTTATGAAACTATTAGTAATATTCCTTTAGAAAAATTTAGTAAATCTGACAGGTCTAATATTGATTAATTGGAACGAAAATACGTAGCTAAATAGGAAGTGTAAAAATTAGATTAAAAAGATCACCCATTGTCTTATAAAAACACTTATTTCATGGCAAAACCAATTACAGCTGCTGATATCTAAGATACAAATACTATAAATCCTTAAATATTGCCTAAAGATCCTGTATTAAGAGAGATATATGATTAAAATGCTGTTTGTATCAAGGAATGGTTATAATAGAATAAGCACCCCGTTATTTCTAAAGATCGCGGTAGGAAATTAGCACCTATGTCAACTACTTCTAAATGTTATCCCACGGGATTTGATATTGTAAAGAGTGGTGAAAAATATGTAACTTATGAATTTTCTAATAAATGCGTATAAAATCGAATTTATGCTTTGCACCAAAGATAATTTGCCTCAAAACCTAGAAAAGATCCCGCTTATGTTAAAAGGTATGAGGAAATGTGTGACCGGTTTTTTGTATGGTTTGATGAATAGCTTGAAAAATAAGACTGGAGTCACGTTGAAACTGCTGATCCCTTCGAATGGTTAGATAATAAAAGCAATTTTAGTGATGGGAAAAAGGCCAAATATAGGAACTGTATTATATAATAAATAGCAAATCCAGATTGTAAATATTTAACCACGTATACTAATATGGTGAAAGGTGGTGAAGAGTATTAAGTTCAAAACATAGAGTTGGATAGCTATGGATTTATTTAAAATGTAAAAGAAAGGCCTAGAAATATTTGTGTTCCTGCAAGCACGGGTTGTGGTTTATTGACTTTTTTGTAGAGTTTGCTGTGGGAAAATATAAAAAAGATATACCCTGGATTTGTATAAGGAATGACAAAGGATTAGATGAAAGAGAT